CGATGAAATCGAGATCACGCCAAACGGCTACTTGATGATTCATCGGCCTTACCTTGGCACGGAAGGCGACGACGAAGAGTTAGCGAACGAAGCCGAATTGCTTCGCGACATGCGTCAAAAAATGACCGCGGCCTATGCAAAGAAAAGTGGGCTAAGCGAAGAGGCAATTGGCGAAATGATGAAGCGAGACACGTACTTAAACGCCGAAAAGGCGTTGTCGCTTGGCTTCGTCAATCGGATCACTGACAAACCAATTTCGGGTCGACCGCTGGCCCGTATGGAATCGATGCCGCACGGTGTTGTTTTGGCGTTATGTAGCGCCAAGCTAAGCGGCGAAGAACCGAGCAAGACTAAGGAGAAATCTATGTCCGACGCTCAACCAGTCGCCGCAACCCTCGAAGAAATCGAAGCGGCATATCCAAAGGCCAAGCCAGATTTTGTTTTGGCTTGCCTTAAAAAGCGAATGCCGATGGCCAGCGTGGCAACGGCGGCCGTCGAGGAAATGATGCGGGAAAACGCAGAGCTAAAGGCTCAAATCGCCGCGATGCAGGAAGAGATGGGCAAGGCGAAATCGATGGAAGTCGAAGTCGTCGAGGAAGAAAAAGAGGAAGAAATGCAAGAGATGGCACAAGCCAAGGCGAGGGGCGTCAAGCCGATCGCCAAGGCTAAGTCAACCGAAGGCATTTCTGCCCGTGCCCGATGGGACGAGGCAGTCGCTTCGGCCTTGGGCAAATGTCGCAACGATCGCCGAAAGGCGGTGGCACTTGCCAGACGCGAAAACCCTGGACTCGCCGAAGCTCTAGTCGCCGAAGCCAACGTCCGCTGATTACACCACAAGCCAAAAAAGGAACTGAAACATGAGTCAGTATGTTGACGGAAACCTGAAAGGGTTTATCGCAGACGAAGCGATCGCACAGCACCTTCGGGTAAAGCTTGACAGTGACGGCCGCGTCACCGTCGCCGGATTGACCGACCGCGACATCGGCACGGCAGAGACGGCCGCCTATGCCGCCGGTGATCCGATTACCGTTCGGCTTCGAACGGCAGCGGGAACCGCGAAGATGGTTTCGATTGAAGCCGTGACCGTTGGGTCACTGGTTTACACCGAGGCCAACGGCAAGGTTCAAGACACCGCGGCATCGACGGCTTTCCTCATCGGCACGGCAATGGAGAGTGCAAGCGGTGACGGATCGGTTATCGAAGTGCTTCGGTACAACCACGGCGATACCGCTGCCACCTGATCGGCTTTTCACACAACACTAAGGAGAATTGAAACATGGCATCACCTATCACCAGTCTGGCAACCCTTCGGCCTGACCTCGCGTCTTACTTTGAGTATGACCTGGAGGCCGACCGTTCGGGCTACGTCGCGGCGCGAGTGCTTCCGGTTATGGAAGTGCGGAGCGCCGCTGGCAACTTCGGGAAGGTCAAGCTCGAAGACCTGTTGCAAAAGCGGGACACCTTGCGGACGCCCGGCAGCAACTACAACCGCGGAAACTTCCAATTCGACGACGCGGTCTACGCGACGCGCGAACAGGGGGCCGAAGAGGTCGTGGACGACAACGAAGCCCAAATGTACGCAGACTATTTCGACCTTGAACAGGTCTGCACCGCCAGGGCTTATTCCGCCGTTCTTCGAAGTGCCGAGCAGCGGGTCGCAAGTGCGATCTTCAACACGACGACCTGGACCGGATCCAGCCTAACGACCGCGATCACCAACGAGTGGGATACCAACCACACGACGACCGCGGTTCCGATCAGCGACGTTGAGGCCGCGGTAAACAAAGTCTATGACGCTTCGGGCTTGTGGCCCAATGCGTTGATTATCAACCGCAAGGTTTTCCGCAACCTTCGAAACCTCGATCAGATCATCGAGCGAATCGAAAGTGCCGGGGCTGGCAACGCGAGCAAGCCTAGCGATATCACCGCTGAGATGCTGGCGAGGGTGTTCGATCTAGACTTCGTGATCATCGCCGGATCGTCGAAGAATGGAGCGGACGAAGGGCTGACCGCGACGCCCGAGCAAATCTGGTCTAGCGAGTACGCGATGGTTTGCAAAGTCGCGACGGGCAACGACATGCGAGAGCCTTGCATTGGTCGCACTTTCCATTGGTCCGCAGATGGATCGTCCATCGGCGGCACGGTCGAGAGCTACCGCGAAGAAGGCGTCCGCGGCAACGTGATCCGAGTTCGGCACCAAGTCGCCGAAGTCGTGTTGCACGCCGAAGCGGGCCACCTCCTTAGCAACGTGACCACGCTCTAAGGTTTGAAATGGCAACGGTTTTCGATTCTCACTTCGCCTTAGTGGGGTTCCCCGTATTGCTTGAGCAGTTCGGGGAGTCGATTACCTATTTGCCACGCAGCGGGGGGGCGAGGCCGATCACCGCCATCATCGACCGCGACCCTCCCGCCGTTTTGGACGTCTCCGGAAATAGCCTTTTTCCGTTAGCAAACATTCGGGTTTACAACTCTTGCCGGTCAGGCATTTCATCGAAAGAACTCGACAGCGGCAAAGACGAAATCGAGATGCTAATCAGGATCGGTGACACGATACCGAAGCGGGTTAGCATCATGCAGATGACCGCACAAGACAGCGGCGTAACGGCTTTTTCGGTGGTGTAATGAGCGAACCAATAGTCGAGCAGATCATGACGAACGTTAGGACGCGGCTAGCGGCCTACACGTCGGCGTATCGCTCGCCAAAAATCGCATCATGGCAACCAAAGGACTTAACGATCGCGATCTACCAAGGCGACATCACACGCAACGAGGAAATGAGTTGTCCCGGCAACCCACCGGCACAGGCTTGGGACCTATTGGCAATCGTGGCCGGGATAGTAAAGCCAAGCGACGACGACACGACACCAGTCGATCGATACAAGAATCGGTTTTGGGCAGAGATCGTCAAAGCAGCAACTAACGCAAATCAGTGGCACACCTGGGGCGGGCTGGCCTATGACACCGTAATCGGCGACGTGAGGGACTACACCAGCGACGACGGGTCAGCATCGGGCATATCGGTCGAGATGCTTATCAGATTTCGAACGGACGAAGACGACCCATATGTCGGGAGGGCGTGAAGATGATCGCCTTGTCAATTACCGCAAAAAAAGAAAAACAGCTTTCCAAATTATTGAAAGACAACGGCAAAAAGGTCCGTCAGCAAATTGCGATTGCGGTCAACGCGACGACAAAAAAAACAGTATCGACATGGGCGAAGTCGGTCGGCAATGAAATTGCGACCGCACAAAAAAATATCAAGGCAACCATCGAGATTAGCAAGAAAGCGTCGGCAAGCCAAGGCAAATCGCCAACGGCAGTAGTAACGCAGAAAGAGACCGACAGAATATCGCTTCGCGATTTTAAGGGTCGGCAGGGTGCGACCGGCGTAAGTTACAGAATTAAAAAAAGCGGCGGACGCGGCTTTGTTCAAAGTGCTTTTCAGGGACCGAAGCCAGGAAAGGTAAACCCAAAATGGAAGGGGCGAGTCTTTAAGCGAGTCGGTAAAGCACGAACCCCGATTGTTCAGCTTTTTGGGCCGAGCCCGTGGGGCGTGACAACTAAAAAGAAATTGAAAAAGCCGATAACCAAAGAAACAAAAGCCGAGTTGGTAAAGCAAATCGAGCGGCGTATCCGGTTCCTAAAACTCAAGCAAAGCGGAGCAATATAAATGCCAATGATCAAACGCCGTCGCGTTCTGGCTGCGAAAATCGAATCGACAATCGGAACTGCCGAGACGCTTGCCGCTGCGGATGCCGCGTTCAATATTTACGAACCAATGATCCAATGCACGGTCGAGATGGAGCAGCGACAGGGCCAAGGCGGCTTCGGCATGTTGCCATCGGTAGCCGGAGGCCGAATCGGAGTTGCGACTTTCCGCACTTACTTAGAGTGGGACGGCACGGCGACGGAGCCTTCATGGGCTGATACATTCTTCCCGGCTTGCGGCTGGGTGAAGACGGGTCAGGTATACACGCCGCGAACGGAGGCTCCAGGGTCGAACGTTAAGACGTTGACGATTGGCCTCTACCAGCACGACGGATCGAGCGGAACCGTTTTTAAATCGATCGCCGGTGCGATGGGATCTTTCGTCGTCAACTTGCCGACTGGACGGCCCGGTTTTATCGACTGGACATTCACCGGAGTTTGGCAGGAACCAACGAACGAAACGCTAATCACACCGACCTACCCGACGGCCCTACCGCTTCGATTTGCGGGCGGGCTGGCGGAATGGAACGACGTTAACTTGTGCATCGAGTCGGCGACGATCAACAGCGGTAACGAGGTAATCATGCGGGAATGCCCGACTACGGTCGCGGGCTACATTTCTGCATTCATCACCAATCGAGTGCCAACGATCAGCGTCAACCCGGAGGCGGCGACAATCGCCGCACAGAACCGCTGGTCGACATGGCTTGCGAGCACCGAGCAGGCTTTGGAATTAGACGTCGACGGACCAACCAATTCGGTTCTAAGCTTCGATGCGCCAAAGGCTCAAATCATCAACAACCAAGAGGCCGACCGAAACGGCATGGTGACAGATGACATCGAGTTTCAGTGCAACAAAAACGGCGCAACTCACGACCAAGAACTATCAATCACCTTCACGGCGTCAACGTAATGCCAAGCAGACTAAGAGCAGGCGGGACATTCCCGTATATCCTCGAAGCGGATCGCGGCGACGGGACAGATCCGCAGTTTTCTATTCAGGTGCTTAGTGCATTTGATGACGGTGAAATCGCGTCAATCCGAGCCGAGTACATTGCGGCAACCGGACAGCCGGCAAAGCGGGCGGAGCTTTTGTCGCGAGCTTTGGCGATTTCCGTTAGCGACTGCCACATAGCGGGCTGGTCGGTCGACTCGCTCACGAAAAACTTAACGTCGCTGGAATCCTGGGAGCTAATCAACGCAGCAACAGAGGGGGCGTCATTGACGGCAGAGCAAAGAAAAAAGTACGTGTTGCCGTCGCGATCCGAAACGGATTGCTCTGCCGAAGCTGTCGATCCGGAAACTGTTTCGAACAAATAAGCGAAACGGAATACGTCGAAGTAGAGTGCCCGTGCTGTGGTGGCGTTGGGTGCAAGGAATGCGAAGGCGGCAACTTTAGGCTAACTACTTGCGGTCATAAGTACGTGGGCGGCGAAATCATTAAAGCAATCAACCTAGCGTCTCTGGCAGATCGACACTTGCCATCGGCTGGCGGATTGCTTGATCAGTCGGCGTGGTTCTTAGACTTGCTGACCATGTTTCAGGGCGAGCAGAACCGCATCGACGCGGAGCGTATAGAGAGGGCAAGCCGTGGCCGGTGACATCGACATCGTAGTTGGAGCGCAAGACAAGGCCTCAGCGGTTATCAATTCGGTAGCCGGGCAAGTTGGCAGTGTCGGCGCGACGATCACTAAGTTCATCAACCCACTGACCGTTAGCCTTGCGGGTGCGGCGGCTGGCTTTCTAGCCGTTGGCAAATCGATCGGAGCGGTATCCGAGGCCGCTAACCGAATCGACGCACTGACAGACACAGCGGCCGGATTAGGAGCCACGGTTGGCGATCTACAGGCGTTCCAATTCGCAATGGGCGAGGCTGGCAACGTCAGTGCCGAAAAGTCGATCCAGTCGCTACAGAAATTGCAAAAGGCGGTCGGCGAAATCGCAACGGGCGGCAATGCGAAGGCGGGCGAAGTCTTTGAAAAGTTAGGACTTGATGCGGCGAAGCTATCGACAGCGGGACCGGTCCAGCAGTTTGAGGCGGTGCGGATCGCGCTAAGTAAGATCGAAAACGTTTCAGAGCGAGCGGCAACCGCTCAAAAGATTTTCGGAAAGGCGGCCGCTGATTTAGCACCGGCTCTACTTGCTCAGTCTGGCGAGTTTGAAGCGTCTATGCAGGCAGCCGCCGACCTTGGGGCGGTGGTCAGCGAGGAAGGCGCGGCCGGGATCGCGGCAATGAACGATGCTGTTGGTCGGGTTTCGCTAGGCTTTGAGGGAATGGCCAATACGGTAGCGTCCGCAGTCGCTCCGCTTGTCGAGACGATCGCAACAACGATAGCCGGATGGCTTCCGCCAGTGCTTGAGATCGCCAATCAGTGGTTGCCGACCATCGTCGATTCGGCGGCGGCTTTGGTTGGTTTCGGTGTCGATTTTTACAACACGATGTACAAGGTTGTAACGCTCGATCTTACTGGAGCGATGAAAACGGCGGCTAACGCGGTTGGCGACGAGGGAACCGCCGCTCAGCTTCTCTTGAAGGTTCAAGAGGCACGAAATCGGGCGGCTAAAGAAGCGGCCGCAAACGCTCAAAAAATCGCAGCGATAAAAGCGGCCGAGGTGGCTAGCGATCAAGAGTCGCTTAAGACCGACCAAGCGAAAACGAATGAGGCAGAGAAGACCGTTGAGGCACTCGAGAAGAAATTAGCGATTGCGACAAAAGGAGCCGAAGCGGTCGAGCGAGAAGAGCAATTGGCGACGGCGGCAACCGATGCGGAGCGCGAGCGAATCGCCGCACTTCAAAAGCAACTCGACCTCCAGGAAGAAAGCAATCAGCTAGCGAAAGAGCGAGCGCAAACCGAAGACGAAATCGCGAAGAAAGCCGCACAGGAAGCTGAGCAGTCGATAAAGGAAGCCGAAGACAAGGCGGCGAAGATTTCATCGTTTGAGGCCGGCACGAGTGCGACGGAATCGAGGTTGTTGACCAGGGGGCCGGAAAGCAAGGGCATCGACAAGATCGCTAAAGAGAGCGAAAAGTCAAACGGGTTGCTTGCCCAAATCTTGACACAATTGCAACCGCAGGCCGGATTAAAATCCGGGCCGGTACTGGAGTTTATTGCATAATGGCAGCCGGTCCAGCGATTGAAATGTGGAGCAAGGAAACGGTAACGGCAGAAAGTGCCGACGGCCGAACCCGTATCATCGGAAAAACTCGAGGATTTACCGTCACGATCGACGCTGCCGATCCGGTCGAAGTCGCCTACCGTGCCGCTGGGCTTCCGCTCGTAAATTCGCTTTACCCCGGAACTCTTTACGTTTTTTGCCGGAAGCTGCCCATATTGAGAATTGCACCGACGCTGGCACTTATAACCGCGGAGTATTCTGGCGAAATCGGACCGGGCGACGAAAGTAGTTCACCAATCGATAACGAAGTAATAATCACGTGGTCTGGGGCGATCACCGATGAAGCGATCGATCAGGACATCCACGGCAAGCCGATCGTCACTGCGAACAACGAACCGATCGACGGACTGACCGAGCGCATCCCCGACATGGTTGCAACGATCGAACGAAATTTTGAAACGATTAACATTCCCGCAATCTCCGCTTACCTAAAGTCGCGTAGTTCTGACGAGTTTTTAGGGTGGCCCGCCGGGTCGGCGCGACTTATGGAGTACTCGGCACGAAACGTTTTCACAAACGGACAAGCGGGATTCTGGAAAGTGTCGGCAACGATTCAATTTCGCGAGCCGTACAACACAACTGCGGATAAAGCGTGGTATAAGCGAGTTAGGCACGAAGGCTACCTAGTCCGCGATACTGCGGGCGGACCAATTCGTCCGGCGTGGGACGAGACGACCAAGTCGATAGCGTCGCGGCCGGTGCTGTTGAAAGAAGATGGCACGCAAGAGACGGATGCCGAAAACGCTCATTGGTTGGAATTTGAAACGACTCTCGAACTACCTTATTCCGCTTTGGGGCTAACAAACTAATGGCCGATCTATCAATCACAGCGGCGAACGTCGCTATCGGATCTTTAACCGTTCCGACGCGTCCCGTTCAATACGGCGAGAGCGTAACACAAGGGCAGCCGGTTTATCGAGCGACCGACGGCAAATGGTACAAGTGCGACGCAAATAACACGGCCACCAAGGCCGTTTGTGATGGCATTGTCTTGACGCCAGGAGCGTCGGACGGATTCGGCATTGTCATGCTGCCGGGATCATCACCGGGACAGTCTCCGGTCATTATCGGGGCCACGCTAAGCGTCGGTATGCAGTACGCCATATCGACGACAGCCGGAGGGATTCGGCCAATTACCGATGCCGCATCAACCGAGTTTGTAACAACGATCGGGACAGCGACAACAGCGAGCGTACTTGATTTTGTCGTCACTGTTGCGACCGTAGCGAGGGCGTAATACGTGGCACAGCGGATCGGCGTAACTAGCCCGGAGATGATGAGAACAATCGTTGAGGTTGTTCGCTATCTTCGTTCGTCGGGATTCATTATTTCGACGCCGTTAAAGGGCATGCGGAACATTGAGCAGACGACGCCTATCTACGTCCGCAACGACTCAGGCGTCGCGGTGCCACCGTTTGCGTGCTTGCAGGCTACGGGGACAGTCGAGGTGGGCGGCCAGAATTACATCACGATCGACCAGCCAGCGGACACGACAGGCGACGCAGGACCGTTTATCTTTAACGGGTTTGCGGAAATCGCGGCAGCAGGCGATCAGAGATACGGCATCGCCCACGACGGGCCATTGTGCCGAATGCTGACCAACGGAACCGCGATGACCAGCGGCGACAAAGCAAGGCCTGTCGTCAATCAATGGTACATCGAACTAGGCGGCGAACTATTTACGATTGTCGGCGACGATGACATAGCGGCCGACGTTGTGCGGGGCGTAATCGGCGGCGGTGGTGGCGGTGGCGGCGAACACGGAGTCATCATTAAGACGCCATCCGGAGGCATCGCGGCACGATCAGGCACGACAGTGTCGTCGGCATCTTGTGACGTGTTTTCAATTGTCGGCACGACGTTGACGGACACCGGAAATAATATCGACGTCTATAACATTTCGATTAGTTCCGTCGGTGCAAGTAAGTACGGCCTAGCGAAAAAAGAATACGCGACCGGCAAATGGGTAATCGACTTTGAGGACTGCTCGTAATGCCGATCAACGCAAAAAACAAGCCGGGTTGCCCGTGTTGTCAATGCGAATGCGACAACGGCACGCTCTATCCAAAGTTTACGCGAATCAAAGTTGTGATAAGCGGGCTCCAGGCTGCTTACGATTGGCTGATTGAAGTCGACGTGGGAACACCTGGAGTCATCGGCAGAATCAGAG